CATAATTCCCAGGGTATAGTGTTTTTAAGTTGAATGCTCAAAGTCATAGAGGCATTGTCAAGACCTACATCATAGTGTGGCCTTAACTGAGGATTAGACCCAGACTCCAAAGTATACCTAGGCATATGATTACCATCTTCACGAACAACAAATGGCGAATGTTCCTGAATGGCATCGACTATCTTGTTTCTAATTTTTTCTGGCAAAGGATACACGGATGTTATATATCCGCATGATGGATCTGGAAAAGTGTATGACTGGCCATCTTGAGTTTTTTCGTTAATAGCCAGGTTAAACCTAGTGTTATAAATCTGATCTATTTCTTCTGGAGTAAAGATATTTTTTATAACTATAGGCTTGAACTCTTCCAATTCTTTCATAACTAGATTATAACGCCATTTGTCTTAAGAACATCGTATAACATTCCGTTAACAAACTCCATTTGTGTGCGTCCTGCAGCAATAAACTCTTCAATTTGTGCAGATGGCATCATCTGTTGCTGAGCCTGATATCTGTTGAACTCATCTACTGTGTCGCACATTAACTTAACTGCTTCTTCTCTGTACATTATTTCACCATTTCTCTATAGGGCACTTAGCCTGTTTAAGTGTTGACTTCAATTTCATGAAACAACCACATTTCTTACATTTTGCAAGTCGTTTATGAAACCACTCGCATTGATTACATATTTCGAGGCGGGACTCAATGAGTTCACGATCTGATCTTGGTTGATTAGGATCAAATAAGTCGCTAAACTTAACATCATCGCTCATTTCCATTCCACTTCTTGATCATATGTAACCGAATACTCGCCACCAAATACTTCAGCATATGACACGATATCTCTATTATACCTGATAACCGTGTTTACGCCAACTTTATCTGACAATAACTTGATACCCTTGGTAAGTGGTAGGTAATCCATTGAAAGGTCCTCAAAAGCCTTGTTGAGGGCTTCTATGTACCGCTTCTTGCCAAACCTCTTAGAGGTAAATGATTGGTTTGGATATACAAGTCTTAAGGCATCATCTTTGCTAATTGTTTCTTCCCCACCTTTAATAATATAATCTACTGCATCATGGTTCATCCGTACCGCCCAATTTCGCATGTTATCGCTGTAAGAAATCATATTGCGTAGAGTAGAGTCAGCGTATGCCATGCGAGTTAGGTCATATGGGGACAATACAGCCTCTGTTGCGAACGAAATTAAAAACGCCGTAGCGAAAGGAAACTTGTCGGTATAGTTACTCACGCCGAACTCTACATTGGGATTAAAAGATCTATGCGACATAGAATCTCCTATCAGGCGCATGTGATTTCCGATTGAAACGTAGTTAGGGTGATTCATATCGCAATCTACAAACAAGCAGTCATCAATTACTACATCGTCCGAAAGGCAAAGAATATTTTTATCATATGTGCCGACGACTTTAGAACCGTTATAACGATTTAATAACTCGGCGCAAAGAAAACCATCCATATCTGGTGAAATAATTAAATCTCTAGAGTGTTCTATTGTTTTTAATATAGACGACTTCATTTGTCTCTTCCCATTAATCTGTTTTTAATTGTCATAGCAAGTTTTGCTAAGTCAATACCACTTTCAATCTGATATTTTTTTATTTCTTCAAGAACTATCTCTAAGTGATCTACTTTAGCATAATACATAAATTCTTTCAAGTTAGACTCTTCATGTTCTTTGATATGTGGCCCTTCACAAATCGTGCTGCTAAGACAAAAGGGGCAAAGGTATGTTCCATCACTCAGTTTCATTAGAAAACCTGATTTTCTCTGTATGCTCAATCGGCATTATATCCACTATTAAGTGTATCCTATTGTCATAACTAAGATTTTTGACATTGTGCCACTTTGTGTTATTTATCTCATATAGGTTTCCCTCTAGCATGTTAACAGTTTCATTGTTTACTGTAAAAAAACATAGATTGTTGGTTTTTATTGGTATGTGAAACCTTCTGGAAAGATATAAAACGTCTGACCTATCTTTATGGTCTCTAACTCTGCTGTCTGGATTCATATTTATAACTTCACATCTAATTACACGACCGTTAAATTCTTTTTCCAGATAATCGTATATATCTTTTAACTCTTTACGTGCATCATCAGTTTTAAAATAATTGGTAGTATTACATGATGCAGTGTCCTTCATGGACCACATATAGTCTAACTCACACAACTGATACATAAAGGTGTTTTCATGCGTCACGTACTGTTTTTGTCTAGAGGTATCTGAAAGCCACTCTACATAATAAGACTCTACCTCATTTTTTATTGACTCAATTTTAAATTTATCGTGTAGAATGATGCCCCAGTTATCTTTTTTATCTCTTATTGTTTTCATACAATGTCCGTCAATCCATAACCTATGCTGTAGCGCAAACCACTAGCCTCTAAAACCTCATGCTCTACATTTCCTTTATATATAATTATGTCGCCTGCTACTGGTTTGTATTTAAGATTAATGTCTATAAGATTTAACTCCCCACCGCTAAAATTATCGTTAATATACATCATACATATAAAATGGTTAGAAGACTTATCAAAGTTGTCTCTGTGTGGCACCATGGAACTTCCTGGAAGTAATTTTGAAACAGTTATAAAAGTTTTTTTAGGAAACATTCCTGACACTCTGTTTATTTCCATATACTTGCTAATTGCAGGAAGTACTTTTTCAAAAAACATTGATCTAAGTTTTACTGCATTAATATCATCATTTTTATTAAAAAGTGCTGGAAGTTCCATTGTAAGATGTGGTCTTCTAACTACTTTTTCAAAAGAGTAAGAACTGTTTGCTGTTTTTTCAATTAATTCTATCCATGACTGACTATCTATGTTGCTTGTAAATTTAAAAACAGATGGTGCAATTATTTCGTAACTAATTTCTGAAGTATTCATATAACTCCAAATCTAAATTATTTATTTCAACTATTTTGTCATAATATTTTTTATATACCTTTTCACTAACTTTTGTAGAACTATTTATTTTAGTTTCAAAATTTTCTTTAGTGTAATTATTTTGAATAATTTCAGAAACTTCATGATAAATATTTTTGCTGCTGTAATCAAGAATCTTAATATTGTTTAAAGAAATTGACTGAATTACATCGGTGAGTAGTTCTGGCTTTCCTTGTACAAACCAGTTCGACTCTACCATTTTTTTTAAATTTTGTATATTTAAATTATAGTTGTTTATGTCTATTGGTCCTGTTAAAAATTTTGATTGTTGATTTGAAACTGATTCGATTAATTCTGGACTTGATAAATAAAATTCAAAAAAATTATCAACTGTCATATCAAAATAAAAGTGTGACCATATATATTTTAAACAACTAAAGGTTCTGTCTATTGGTTCACGCAAAATAGCAAAAGTACTTGATGCGTACTCTATTGGCAATGTTCCATAATGACCACTTATAAAATCAGCATTCATCATGTCTGTTCTATATAACTTTTCTTTATGACCAGAGACAATAAATGATTTTGGGTTATTCTTTTTAAAAAGTTCTCTAATTAAAACTCCAGAGGTTCTGGGTATATGTAAGTGATATATACACCGTTTCATTTTTATTAAAACACCCCTTATAATAATCTAGTTATGACAATTCAGGACTGGGCCTCATTAATTGTAGCAATACTTACAATTGTATCATCAATAGCCTTTGCTATCAAGTGGCTTGTTAGACACTACCTAAGCGAACTTAAACCAAATTCAGGATCATCTCTAAAAGACCAGGTATCAAGATTAGAAAATCGTCTTAATGAAGCAGACAAAACAAGACGAGATATGGATAAGAAATTAGACCATATGTATGATATTTTGATAGAATATATTGCAAAAAATAACAGATAGTTATTCTTCACGATTAAAGAAATACTGAGAAGATATTCTGTTTCCAGATTCAATAGTTCTAATGCTATGCACAATGTGAGAAGGAAATACTAATAGGTCTCCAGCAACTGGCTTATAACTTCCAGTTACAGTATAGTCATTTTCTTGTCCCTGAAACTCTAGAAGGTGACCAGGTATAGCATTTTCATGAAAATCAATTTCGCCACCACTAAACTTGTCATCCCAGTAGTAAATTGCAGAAATAGTAATCATGCTAACTCCATTTTCACTACCTCTGTGTCTTTCATATGTTCCTGTTGGAATATCTGCATGTGGGCTAAGCCTCATACCAGGAAGTCTTTTGTCTACTGTAATGATGCTTGACTTAGATGGATCAGCATAGTCAGGATCTAAAAGTTTAATACCCTTTTCCGCTAAGCCAAAATCTTTTTCAATGGTAGGCTTCATTTTGACATGCATTCTATCAAGATTTTTCATGATGAACCATGGCATAGCATCTCTTAGTTGGATAACTGATTCATCGGTACAAATGCTTTGTGTCCAAACATTATCTGGAGCGCTATTAATAAGTTCTAGCGCTTGAAGTCTTATTTCTTCGTCGATTGTGTTTTTATAAATCTTAATCATGATATGATTATAGCATATTTTACTATATATAAGATATCTTTTATATATTATAACTACAGGATAGTTCTTTTTCTTATATATATTTAAGTATACACCATCCAACATCTTGATGATTTACTACAAAACAATACAAAACGGACATTATAGACAATAACGATTTGATAACTTTTAATATCAATGTCCAGATTGTCCTGATATGATATAATTTATATTGACTAGTACTCTGGTTTGTCTCTCATACCCACCAGCCTGAGTACTAGTCTTTTTTTATGGTATAATCGCATTATGTCTACTTGCTCCCCAGAAATCTTCGGCGCTGATCCAGTAAGCATCCAATGGCGTGTAGTCAGAGGAGATACTGGTTCTCTACGTGTTGAGTTTTTACAGTCCAACGAAGTAGATTTTTATGATACAGAAGGATGGGTTTTTAGAGCAACCGCATATGACCAATCTGGAGATATTTTAGATGCTCTTGATTGTGAGCCAGGAGAAGGATTTGTTGATATCAAGGCTTATCCATCAGTTACAAAAAATTGGGGATTAAGATATAGCAAAAACGTAGCGGAGTTACCATTTGATGTCCAGGTAACAATTCCTGAATTAATAGAAGATACAATTTGGACACCAGTTATTGGAACTATATATGTTCTAGGAGATGTTACACCAGGGGGTACACTATAATGGCAGTTATTAAGATTGTTCCAATGCCAGGCGCAGTTGGAGACAAGGGAGACGAAGGAGGCGTAGGCCCTCAAGGTCCACAAGGAGCACAAGGTTTGCAAGGAGTGCCAGGTGCTGACGCACTATGGTCTTACAATGGTGAATACAACCCAGGTGCAGGATATGCAGTTGGAGATGTTGTAACATTTGACGGACAACTTTGGTATCGCAAGAACTCAAATGGTGGAAATGTCGGAGACACACCATCAGAAGGTTTGTTCTGGGATTTACTTGCAGCAAAAGGTGCAGATGCTGAATTACCAACTGGAGTAAACTCATCTTTTACTATTGGAAATCAAACTTTTAACATTGTAAATGGAATTATCACATCTATTGATGTAAACATTCAAGCATAATAACATGAGATAATAGCATCATGGCCGTTTCTAAATCTATGGACTTCCCAGGTGCAAAAAAATCTTCATATGCTGCACAAGTAGAACAAAGTCAAGCATCTCCTACTGTAGATAATGCTCTTTCATTTCTTCCAGTACCTGGCCCAGTAGGACCACAGGGACCCGCAGGTAGAGACGGTAGAGATGGAAAGCCAGGACCTGAAGGACCAGAAGGAAAGCCAGGACAAAAGGGTGATAGAGGTTTGCCAGGTAAAGATGGAGCAAGTTCTGTATCATCTTCAGGACAGCAAGCAGGATGGGCTTCATATAATAACAAACTAGAAAAACCTTTTAAACTTGGTATTTCTGAAGGAGAAGATGGATGGGTTACAATCTTCCTTTTATCTGAAGGATTATCAAATGAAACATATCTTCCAAAAGGTTGTACTCCATTATGGAATGATCATGCCAGAGCCTTTAGTTTCAGGGGACTTAAAGAAGGTGCTCAAGTATTCATAACTTACAGTTTTGAACTAACAACTTATAGCAGCAATACAGAAGCATGGATTAGAACATACTCTCCTAACAGTGATTTGGATGTTGCCCAGTTCATAGGGTCAATGAAATACCAAC